ACGAGTTCGCCGGGGCATAAGCTGGATGTGACTGGTAATGCTGGCACTTTTGCTGGCATTCGCATCAACAGCAATTCATTCCAAGACGCTGGCGTAATTATCAACCGCATCAATACGGGCAACACGTCAACGCTGTTCTTCACCGAGTCCGGCGCAAACACGGCTCTCATCAGGAATTATGGCTCTGCATACGGCAGCGGGCTGAACAGTGCGCTTCAGATCATCAACGGCTCCAATGCGCTGACCTACGATGCCGCAGGCAACCTCGGCTTGGGGGTTACGCCGAGTGCGTGGGCGTCTTCTTACAGGTCGTTTGACGTTAGCAGCACTGCATCATTTGCCGGGAATAGTGGCGGCTCTGCGTTCTTGGTAAACAACGCCTATAACGATGGCTCTTGGAAATACAAGACCAGCACAGCAAATATCGGCACTCAGTTGTTTGGTGCAAACCCGAACGGCACTGGCGGATATGCGTGGTTCCAAGCAGGCTCCGGCACCGCAGGCAACGCCATCAGCTTTACTCAGGCGATGACGCTGGATGCGAGTGGGCGGCTGCTTGTAAATGCAACGTCTTCTACTGAAACAGCGCAACTTCTTGTAAGTGGCACAAAAACCATATCCAGCGGTATTCCGCTCAACCAGATAGGAGTCACGGACGCAACCGCGATGGCGGCAGGCGTTGGAGGGGCGATTAACTTCATTGGCAAATACACCTCTGGCGGACTGGAAACAAGTTTTGCCTCTATTGAAGCATCAAAAGACAACGGCACCTCTGGCGACTTTGGCGCTGCGATGCTGTTTAAGACACGTGTAAATGGTGGTGCGCAAACCGAACGCGCCCGTATCACCTCCAGCGGTGACTTTCTGGTGGGGACTACAGTAACAAATCCAACTGGAAACGCAACAGGCGTATCCATAGCGAGTAACGGTCAAGTCTATTTTTCAACAACACAGACAACATCGTTTTTCCACAACCTGTTTTATAACGGCAATGGACTTGTTGGAAGCATAGTGACTGGTGGAACTTCTACCTCTTACAACACCAGCTCCGACTACCGCCTGAAAGAAGACATCCAGCCGATGACTGGTGCTTTGGCTAAGGTCGCTGCTCTCAAGCCCTGCACCTACAAGTGGAAAGCAGACGGCTCTGACGGGGAAGGCTTCATTGCCCATGAACTGCAAGCTGTCGTGCCTCAGTGCGTGACTGGCGAGAAAGACGCAGTGGATGCTGAAGGCAAGCCTGTCTACCAAGGCATCGACACCAGCTTCTTGGTCGCCACGTTGACTGCCGCCATCCAAGAACAGCAAGCCATCATCACCGCCCTGACCGCCCGTGTCGCGGCACTTGAATCCAACCCCTGAAAGGAAAAACCATGAGCGCAACAATCACTTGGGTCATCGAGTGGATGCAAACCACTCCTACCACCTCCAACCCTCCCGAGGTGGTGTTGACCGCTGGCTGGCGCTGTAACGGCGCACAGACCGAAGACGGCACAGACTACACAGGTTCTGTGTACAGCACCTGCTCGTTCCCGCAGCCGACCGAAGGCGGCTCCTTCACTCCCTACGCCGACCTGACGCAAGAGCAAGTGCTGGGCTGGTGCTGGGCCAACGGCGTGGACAAGGCCGCGACTGAGGCTGCTGTGCAGCAGCAGATTGACCAGCAGATCAACCCGCCTGTGATCCAGCCTCCGCTGCCTTGGGCGGCCTGATTTGGAAAACGGCATCGTAGCCCCTTGCTGTTTTTAGGGAGCAGAACATGATCGACCTGATCCTTGATCCGGACAAGGCGCTCGATGCTGTCAACAAAGCCGTCGCGCTGGTCAAGAAGGCCAGCAAGACGGTCGACAACATCGAGTCGCTCGGCCCGGTGCTGGGTAAGTACTTCGATGCCAAGGCGCAGGCAATCACTGCGGCTCAGCAGGCCAAAAGTGTCTCCATGGGCAAAGCCCTTGAGATCGAGATGGCGATCGACGCCAACAAGCAGTTCGAGAACGAGCTGCAAAAGCTGTTCATCGCCTCGGGCAAGATCGACGTTTGGAACAAGGCCATCGCCAGGATGCAGGCGAGCCAGGTGGCAGCCGCCAAGGCAGCCGCAGCCGCCAAGCGAGAGGCTGAGCGCAAGAAAAAGGAGCAGCAGGAGATGATCGAGGTCGCCATCGGCGTGACCATCGCTGTGGTCCTGCTGGGCGTTCTGGTCTGGGGCGGCTTTGAGCTGCTCATGTGGTGTAAGAAAACAGGCTGTGGTGGGTGAGCTGGAACTGGAAGGCGGGTGCCAAGGAGTTCGATGCAAGGCTGCAACGCTTTGTGAAGAACCCAAGGATTCACGCCATCCTCGCCCTCTACTTCCTGTGCGACATACTGCCTCGGCTGCCTGACCCGGTGGCCAAGAAGATCGCGGACAAGGTGATGAACATGTTGGGGCTTGGCGAATGAAATACGTTTTTGTTGTGATGCTGTTGGCCCTGGTCGGATGCCAGGACCACTACCGGTATCCGTGCCAGAACCCGGACAACTTCCACAAGGCAGAGTGCCAAAAGCCCAAGTGCCTGTTCACGCAGATGTGCCCCGAGTACCTGGTGGCACCCATTTTGGAGAAGCAAGTCAATGCCGTTCAAAATCCTCAATCCGCATCCGAAGCAGCTCCTAACCGCTGACGACGTCGAGGTCCGCATCTGGGGCTTTGTGGTCGTGGTGGTCACGCTGATCCTGTGCTTCATCGTGGCCGCGATGCTGTACTCCGTGATCTTTGTGGTGCAGCCCATCAAATCGATGGCCCCCATCGACCAGGCCTTCACCAAGATGCTCAACGATATCGTCCTGCTGATCGTGGGCGGCATCGGTGGCGTCATGTCGAAGCGGGCAGCCAAGGCGGTGGCGCAAGCCGTGGCTCCAGAACCCCCAAAGCCCCCGGCGGCAGCGTCACCCCAGCCGCAGCCGCCGACACCCCCGGGGCCGACAAGCGTAGTTCCTGACTGGAACTGGATGGGCTACAAAAACCCGGACCTCGACGAGTCCTGGACGCCGCCGCCGCCTCCGACCACGCCGGCCAACTACATCGACCCGGCCGTCGAGGAAATCGCTCAGGAGCGCGCCGCCGCAAGGAGTGAGGCATGAAACGGTATCTGATCGCCGCCGTCGTCACGCTGCTGGTCGTTCTGGGCCTCTACCGCTGGGGCTACCACAACGGCTGGAGCACCCGCGACGCGGAAATGCAGGCTGAGATTGCCAAGGCCAACGAGGAAGCCCGCCTGGTCGAGCGCAACATGACTGAACAGATCAACACCACCGCCACCAAACTGCAGGAGGCCAACCATGCCGTCAACGAAAAACAGTCTGCTCTTGATCGCGCTATCCGTGCTGGCCGGGTGCGCCTCCCCGCCGCAAGTTGCGTACAAGCCCCCGCAAATCCCTCCCCTGCCCCCGTCAATCAGCAAGCAGCAGCCCAACCTGACCGAGCGGCTGACCAGCCTTCTGATGCCGAGCGAGAAACCCTCCGACTCATCGCCCAGATCGCAGCCGACGGGGACCGGGCCATCAATCAGCTCAACGCCTGCGTCGACGCCTACAACCAAGTGAGGGAGCAGATCAATGGCAGTAACCGCTGAGCAGCTGGCCGAGCTGAAGATCGGGCCCGAGTGGGTCGAAGCGCTCAACGAGACCTTTGAGCGTTTCGGCATCGCCACCAAAACGCAGCAGGCGGCCTTTATTGGGCAGTGCTCCCACGAGTGCGGGAACTTCCGCGTCCTGGAGGAAAACCTGAACTACGCCGCCGACCGCCTGATGAAGATCTGGCCCAAGCGCTTCCCGACGATGGAGGCCGCCCAGCCCTACCACCGCAACCCGCGCAAGATCGCCAACAAGGTCTACGCCAGCCGCATGGGCAACCGGGACGAGGCGTCCGGAGATGGGTATCGGTTCCGAGGCAGGGGTTGCATCCAATTGACCGGCCACTCGGGTTACTTCCACGCCGGGCAGGCCTGCGGCGTCGATTTCGTCAAGGAGCCCGACCTGGTGGCCACGCCCAAGTTCGCTGCCCTGACGGCCGGCTGGTTCTGGTCCACGCACGACTGCAACCGCCTTGCGGAAATGAAAGACTGGACGGCGCTCACAAAAAAGATCAACGGCGGGACGATCGGTCTTGACGACCGAATCAAGCACATCAAACATGCCCTGGAAGTCCTGGCTTGACTTTTTTCCACAAAATGACCCCTCCAGCCTATAATTCCGCAACACAGCGCCGGCTGTAGCAGCGGCTTCAAACCCAACTGGAGTCCCCATGTACACGATGACGTACAGCAGCCTGCTAGAGGATCTACGCCGATACCTTGAGCGGGGTTTCACCGCCGAGAGCGACCAGATCGTCTACGAGCAACTGCCGCGCCTGATCACCCTGGGCGAGCGTCGCATTTCGCGCGAGCTGAAGATTCAAGGCTTCATCCGCGCCGTCAGCACCGACCTGCAGACCGGCGTTGCCACCTACCGCAAGCCCGACCGCTGGCGCGACACCATCAGCATGACCGTCAACGGCTCGCCGATCTTTGCCCGCTCCTACGAGTATTGCCGCAGCTACTGGCCAGACGAGGGCCAGACGGGCGCGCCGCAGTTCTACGCCGACTACGACTACAACCACTGGCTGATCACGCCGACGCCCGTGGCCGACAGCACGCTGGAGGTCCTTTACTACGAGCAGCCGCGCTTTCTGGGCGAGGACTTCCAGACCAACTGGATCACCGAGTACGCCCCCGACCTGCTGCTCTACGCCTCCTTGCTGGAGGCCGCGCCGTTCCTCAAGAAAGACGAGCGGATCGCCACCTGGCAGCAGATGTACGACCGTGCGGCCCAGGCCCTCAACGGCGAGGACCTCAAGAAAATCATGGACCGCAGCGCCCAGAGGACTGAAGCATGACCACCTACAACGACGTTTTCGGCGGTGCCAATATCTACCCCAGCGAGGTAGATTACAGCGCCATCGCCCTGGCTGCCAACATCACGCTGAGCTGGCCCGATGAAACATCGACCAGCCAGAACCTGGCAACCAAAATCATGGACATTACCCCGGCCTCGGCCGGCCTGTCCATCACCTTGCCGCCTGCTGACAAAACGGGCACTGGCCAGACCATCCTGTTCAACAACCGTGGCGCGCACACCTTCACGGTCAAGCGCGCCGATGGCGTGCAGGTGGTCAGCATCGCCTCTGGCACGCTCTGGCAGGTCTACCTGACCAACAACAGCACGGCGGCTGGTTCCTGGGTTGCCCTGCAGTACGGCGCTTCGACCTCCCAGGTCAACGCCTCATCGCTGGCCGGAAACGGCATCGTGGCCACGGGCACGCTGCTCTCGCAGTCGGTGCCGGTGACCGAGTTCAACAGCAACTACTCGGCGGGCGACCAGGACCGGGCCCGCATGTTCGTTTGGACGGGCGCTGGTGGCACGCTGACCCTTCCGGCTCCGACCACCGTTGGCAACGACTGGTTCTGCTACCTGCGCAACTCCGGCTCCGGCGCGATCGTGGCCGACCCGACCGGTACCGTGCTGATCGACAGCGGCCCGACCCTGTCCTTCCAGCCTGGCGAGTCCGCGATCATCGTCTCGGATGGCATCGCTTTCTACACGATCGGTTTCGGCCAGTCCGCCACCTTCGCCTTCGACTACACCTCGATCAACGTCTCGGGCTCGGGCAACTACACCCTGACCGGCACCGAGTTGAACCGCATCGCCTACGGTTTTACTGGCACCCTGACCGGAAACCGCGTGATCATCGTCCCGGCCACGGTTCAGCAGTATTGGGTCAACAACGAGACCACTGGCCCCTACAACTTCACCGTCAAGACGGCCGCAGGCTCTGGCGTGCTGGTTGCCTCCGGCTCGCGCTCGATCCTGTACTGCGACGGCACCAACGTGGTCAACGCGGACACGGGCGGCCTGGCTGTGCCCATCCAGGTCTCTGACGGCGGTACCGGCGCGACCACGGCTGGCTCTTCCCGGATCAACCTCGGCTCAACCGCCGTCGGCTATG